CAGTAAGACTCACTGGTATGACTGGCATCTCATCCTAATTGTTTAATCTCTTTATTATTAGTTCTTTTTATAAACTTACTCTTACGATTACAATTAATTGTTGATGGTAATACTGTATAAGTTACATCTTTACAATTCTCTTCTAAGTGCGTAATCGAATCACTAAGTTGTTTATAATAAGTAGTAGAATGATGATAGAATTTAAAACGTTGATGATTCATAATAATACTAACCTACTTGTAATTGTAATTGATTAACATAATTAACACCGTTAACTTGTAATCCTAGCATTTGTAAACAAATAATATCTTTGTCTGTTAATGTTTTCTTACCAGTTAGAGTCTGAAGTGCGTCTGCTTGGACTGGATCTGTAACGTAATGTAATGTTCTGCCGAAGGCTGTCTTATCTTGTGTCTTAATGTTTGTCATGTCTTGGAATCTCCTTTGCTGTATATACTAATTATAGTAGATTCATCTGAGACTAACATGATATTTGAGCAGTACAACACATCCCATTTGAGTCGCACATGATTGTGAGTCTTAGTCTAATACTGATTGATACAGGTCTAAGACTGAGAAGCCTACAGATGGCGACACATACAACACACGAGTCTATTGCGTCCATGTTGCGTTGATTGTGAACGGTGTACCGCACCTTGACGAGTCTTAGTCTAGGTCTCTGTGATATTCCGTCCTTGTTCCGCTGAGACTCAGCAGACTCCCGAGACGCAATGAGACTGGGCTGCTATATTATTATAAGACCCTATTGGGGTAAATGCGACCTGTGCTGCACGTATAATAGGCTTCCCAAATTTATGTTATTTTTCATCCAGTAAGGATTCTAGATACTGTTTCTTGAGCTGTAATTGCTGTTCTTTGATGTTCTGTAAAGGCCACTTGTTTATGCCTAAGTTATGCTTTATCTTACTCCATTGATCCAGTAATATACGCTCTATAGCTGCGAATATTCTCATGGTTTTAAAGTTAGTGGAGGTCTATTAGAAATATCCAATCAGAGGATATTAGGTTACAGAGGAAGAGTCCACCCTTCTCCTCCCCTGTATAAGTGCGTGATCGACCTAACGCCAGTTATGGTGGTCGTTGTAGTCTTCTAGACCCATGCACTCTTGTCTTTGTTCTAGATTAAGTCCCATTACAAGATGATTTGCACTTGCTTGAGGGTTATCTATGTATTCAGCTAGCATATTAGCAAACTCATCTCTCTTTCTCATAGCTATTTGGTCTGCTGCGGAAATAGATAGGGCATCTGTAAAGTATTTTACGCCTTGAGCTAGACAATCTAGCCTATCGTCGTGCTTTACAGCTCCTTTCTGTCTACACATACGGCTCATTTGGTAAAAGAGCATATATAAGAGCCTACTTTCAGGTGCACTGTCTTTGTTGGAGGTATAGTCCCAATCAATAACAGCCCTGTCAACAACAAGGCGGTGTTGGTTAAGCACAGGCTCAAGACTATCAATGATCCTGTCCTCCTTTCTGACATTTGCCCTAATCTCTTCAATATCAATGTTCTGTTTCGTTTGAATAAGGTGTTTTTTAAATAGTTCACTTACAATTCCATCTCCAAAGTTTGTTTCGATAACCAGCGATGTAACTCCATACTTTTTGCATCCCTTAAGGATGTCAAGCAAGGTAGTATCGCTGTACCCGTCTCTGTATGCTCGCACCTCATGCAAATAGATGATTCCGTTCTTTTGGGATAGATAACAAGCCGCTGTTTCGTCTGTTCCTCTTCCCGAAGGATCGACACTACAAATGGTCTCGTCAAACTCAGCCCACTCTCCCTGCATTTGCATAGGTGAATAGAAATAGTCTCCCGGTAGTCCCACTGTTGGGGCATCTTTGATGACATTGGCTGGATCTGAGCACCATATGATATTCTCGGGTGCAGAATCAGGATTAACGCTAGTAACAATGAGATCAGCCATCTTAAGTGGAAATTTCTCTGCATCTGATAAACTTGTGTCTAATTGAAACTGCAACATGTAGTTTGACCGCCCCATAGAAGCCTCTCTTTCGAGTAGGTCTTCATGGCTAAAGCGATCATCTGTAGGAGCCCAATCTTTTGCTCCATTGTCTATATCTGCCTGTAAGTCAGGAGCTAGTAGTCCTTCGTATTGGGTAATGCCTGTTCCTCTTGGGTATCTGGCTGGCCAAACCAAGGGACGATACGAACGCTCTGCCAACTTACGATAAATAGTAAAAGTAGTCTGAGGAGTCCCGAGATACATAATACGGCTATCGTCTTTCGGCGTAAGGATGGATTCAGCTTCTGTACAGAGTTGTAAAAGTTTTTCACGCATGAACTCCGTCATACTGTTTCCCGGCACTTCTACGTCGTCTAAAATCATCAAGTCTGCCCTGCTTCCAGTAAGCTGCCCTGTAATACCCACACTCTTCACCGAAGGTGCTTGGTGGGGTGAGCAGTTTACGTCGAAGCTGATACGTGACCATCTTGAGTCGTCGGATTTTGGTCTTAAAAAAGTTAACCATGGTGTCTCTATAATAAGTTTCTGTAAAAAGATAGACATGTTATCTGCACGTTCTTTAGACGCAGAGATAATCATGATCTTTCTTTCGGGGTCATTAAATAAAGTCCATAGAACAAAAGCACCAGTAATCCAGCTCTTACCAACGCCCCGAAACGCCTGTATTTGTAGTCGCTTGGGACCAGTCTGCAAGTAATCTGCAATCGCATATTGAGCCCTCGTAGGAGGTGGAAGATGTAATTCATGCCACAACGCTTGCAAGAACAACTTAAAGTCTTGCTGTAATAGGGCTAGAGAATTTTTTTCGGTCATTTATCTTTGTTTATTTTCTTTATTATTTTACGTGTAGCCTGTTTTTCACCGGGTCTAGGCTTAAGTATTCCTTTTTGTACTGATTTAGTAACCTGTTTAAATTTAAACAAAGGATTTTCTTTAAAGTAATCCTGTACTTGTTTAATTAACTGACGTTCAAACTCACTAATTTTAATGTTTGCTAACTTACCAGAGCCCCGTTTCTTATTACCTATTAATACATTTAAAAACTCAGCTGCTAGTCCGGGTTCTTTGCGGAATAATAATTCCATCTCCTCTCTAATACCAGCCTTTACTAAATAGTCTCCTATTGTTTCATTAATATCTAGCAAATAATCAACAGCTTTCTCAGGATCAACTCCAGACTTAACAAGATCATCTACTGTTTCCTCAGTCCAGTCTCTTAATTCTGGTCTAACTGCTGTAGATACATCTATATTTTGAGTAACATCTAAGTCAGACGTATCTACACCTAAACCTTCGTATACTCTTTTAACTTCTAAGTCTTGTTTACGAAGTAGTTTTAATATAGACTCTTTAACTGTAGGAGAAAAACCTTTCATTCTTTGAACTGCTAACGGATCGTCGCCCACGTCTTTTTTAGATATGTTACCTATTTGCTCTAATTTAATTTTACCTGTAGCATCTTTACTATAAATACTACGTGCTTCTTCTATAAATATATTATCAGGTCTATCAGCACCAGTCTCAAACTTTTTTAATATGTTATTTATAGAATTTGCATGACCTTTGTTAAATGTAGGTTGCTGTTTAAGTTTTCTAAGACGGTCCTTTAATATTCTTTGTAAATCAACTAGGTTTCTAATTCTTTTGTTAGAAGTAGGCATACCTTTTACAATTCGTGTTGTAGTTGCTTCTGTATTTTTAATTATATTAGATAAGTCAGCTACAGTATATTCAACACCTTCTTGAGCTGATATAGCCTCTGCAAGACCTTGTAAATTTTTAGCTTCAGTTCGTAAGAAATAATCATTTAAAAACTTTTTAGTTTGCTGAATATCTTTAACATCTTTTTTAAATACAGCATTTACAAAAGCAGCCTTTTGTTCATCAGGTTTTAAACCTAGATCTCTCATTTCTCCTATAATTTCAGCTTTAGTAGGTATATACTCAACATCTGTTCTGTCTAGTGTTGGCCGCTTGTTAATTAAACCTTTTCTACTAACTCTGTTTATTTTTTTTATAGGTTTAGCAGCTGCAACAGTGCCTGCTAAATCAAACGAGCTTGTTCTACCTTGCTGCACTCTAGCTCGTAAATCTCTGAATATACCAGTAACTCTTGGGTCTGCAAGATCAGCAGCTTTGGCAAATCCAGCTCCAAGTACACCACCAGCTCCAACTCCTAGTCCAAACTCCTGAGCTGTAGGCAATCTGCCTTCATCTACAGCAGCTATACTGGTAGTTTCTATCGCACCAGATACAGCACCTGTACCAGCAGCTCTAGTTATCCTACCAGCTTTAGTTATAGCTTTACCTTGTGCTAAACCGGGTATCTGACTAGCCGCAGCTGATCCTAATACTTCA